CTAATGTATTTCCATTATCATCTGATCCTGTAAATGTAGTTTGATTAGCTGAAGCTGTGTATTTAAATCTAGCTGATGTACCATTAACAGTTGAACCTGCTGCTGCCCAACCTGATGATTTGTAAACTTTTAATTCATTAGCAGTAGTGTCAAAGTAAAGATCACCAACATTGAGTGAGTCTGTCGGAGCAGATGATGCTATTCTATATACTTCAGCAAAATTATTTACTGAACTTAAATTATTTGCAACTGTAGTAACATTAGCTGAGTTTGATGCTAAAGTGTTTAATCCACTTATTGCAGCTAATGTGTTCATGTCAGATACATTTTGTGTTGTACCTAACGTATTCATATCTGAAACTGCATCAGCAGTTCCTAATCTGCCTATCTCAGTAGATACTGATGCTACTGTTGAAACCTCTGTAGCTTTTGGTGAAAGTCTATGAAATGTGTATGTGTTTAATGTTGTTGTTGTTTCAACAAGTACACCAAATCCAGCAGTTAAAACTGTAGAACCACATCCATTAATTGTAACTGTAGAACCACCCACAGTTCCACCTGATATACTAACTGTTCCTCCAGATGGTGTTCTTGTAGATGCAATTTCTTTTATAGAAACGATTGTTCCTGCTCCATCATTAACATCAGGGTTTGTATTTGGAAAACTTGTTTCATTTGCTATTGGAAAGAAACCACCAACATCATCAACTAAATCTATAACTCTGGCATCAATAGCTGCTGTTGTTGCAATAAAATCATCTGAAGCTGACCAAGTATTACCTGAATTTATTAATTCAGAAGTATCTTTATTTAAAAATCTAGTGTCAGAAGCAGAAGTTGTATAGAAAGTATTATTATCTGGTGTATGACTTGCTTGTTCTGAACTTGTAACAATAGCTGCGTCTGCTATTTTTGCAATCGTTACTGCATCATCTGCTATTTTAGCTGTAGTTACTGAATCACTTGCAAGTTTTGCTGCTGTTACATTTGCATCTGTGATTTTAGCAGTTGTTATTGCTGTGTCAGCAATCTTAGTTGTAGTTACAGCAGAAGCATTTATTTTAGCTTCAGTAACTGCATTAGCATTTATTTGTGATGCTTGAACTGCATTGTCTGCAATTTTAGCATTTGTTACAGCATCATCTGCAATTTTAATAGTAGTAACAGAGTTTGATTGTAAATTTGCTGCACCTAAAATATCTGTAGGTATTGAGTTATTTGTTTTTGATAATGCACCAATATAAACATTTGTAATAGCTTCATTAGATAATGAACCACTATCCCAAGTTACGTTTACAGTTGTATTAGAAGAAAAAGATGAACTAGATATTGTTCCAAAAATAGTACCAGGTGATGATGCAGTTAATTTTATTCTTCTACCTGCATGATAAATTGCAGTTACATCTGAACCATTTATTGTAAAAGATGTAGCTGAAGCATAAGCAGCAGTATAAGCACCGCTACCATCACCATACTCAATCCATTGTGCATCATTGAACCAGTCTCTAGTGTTCTTCATCAATGCTCTAATGGCATTGTTAAGATTAGATGGCAGCATACCCTCACCAACATTGATGGTATTTAATGATGTGTTTGATGATTGGGTTGTTGAATAATCTTTTATGTTACTTGTCATCTAATCTCCTAAAAACCAAGAATATGCTTTATTGTTTTCTTTATTTTTCTCATTAATTAAAGTGTTGATAGCTTCTTCAATTTGTCTTTGAAAAAACTCTTGTGTTTCAAAACTGTATCTAACATTGTCTATATCAGTTTTATCCGTCATCTTAAACCAATTTTTGTAGCAATTATATCTACTCCTTGAGCATGAGTCCAATTCACACCACTTGGAGTTACTACTTTAATTTTAAAATATCTCCCAGATTCTCTTACAGGATTATCCCCACTATCGTTCATTGTTGATACAGCAGATTCAGTTTCCGAATCAGCTAGTTTTTCTTTGCTTTTTACAGTTACAGTAGCAGAAGCATCAACAATAGGTCTGACATTGGTTATACTACTTCTATGTCCTGTAAACAACTCTAATTGTCTAGTTTCTATTGTTCCTTGATTTTGATTACCTGAAAATATGGCAGCTTTAAAATCGCTGTCTATAGCTCCAAGAAGTAATTGTCCTCCAGACCAAAAATCAGTATCTAAAGCTATGTTAATATTTTCTAAGTTTTCAGATAATAAGTCCATCAATTCTACTGTGTAAGCACCTACGAACTGTGTAAAAATAGTTGAAGCATTTGCATCAGCCGTTGACCATTTTTGTGTAGCATAATTATAAATTAATATTTTATCACATATACCAGTTGTATTTGCTGAGTTTGAAGCTGATGGGTATAACCACAAAGCTAATTGATTAAATGGATCAACAGCAGCACATATTCTATCAGAAAATGCTTTGTTTAAATCTACATCAAAAAATCTATTTACTTTCTCAGCACCTATTGCAACTACGTTATCACCATTAATTTCAAAGAAACCATCATCAGCATAAAAAAATACTCTCCTATTATCTTGGCAAACTGTTCTACCATAAACAGCACCTCTGTTTGGAGATATAACTGATAATCTAAATACTGTTGCTCCACCCACATAGTCCATACGAATAATTTGGTTTTGCCTAAACACATAACCAATCTCACCTGAAGTTATATGTACAATCTCTCCACCTGAACCTGGTAAGTCTTGTTGGTCAGCTTGTTTAGTTCCTGATTGCCAAGTACCAATATCATTAATACCTGACCATTGTATTCTGTTTTGATTTGTAGGTTGATTACCTGTAACTAAAAAATCCCTTACAACACCTGATACTCTAAATGTAGGCACACTTCCTGACGTTGCTATTGATGAAAGATTAGCAAAGTTAGTTGATGTACCCATTAAATAATATTGAGGTGCATCTACACCATTACTTGCTACAACATGATTTCCAAATTGTGTAAATGTAAAGTAATCTGAATTAGTACCTGTTAATGATCCTTTTCTTGAAGTAAATGTACCTCCATCTAATTGATAGATGTCTGTATTTTTAGCAACAAAGTTAAATACAGCTCCAGCATTATTTCTAAATGAACCAGCTCCTCTACTATCAGCACCAATATTATTAGAACTATAATTAACTAAAGCAGGAAATCTTTTGTAAGAATTTTGTGCGTAATAAACATTGTTTGCTGTTATAGCACCAGGATTTAAATATTCAGGTTGATCTGGTAGCCATTCGCCAAAAGGTATTTGCATTTAAAGTCCTAAGTATTATTGTTCGTTACTTTTGTATGATCTGAAAAAGGAGCTTCCACTGTTACATCTGTTCTTATTTGTAATGGAGAACCACTAAATTGATCTTCTCTATCATTTCTTTCTAATCTCTCAAGAGCTGTAGCATACATTTGTTGCCATTGTTGAATAAGTCTTGGTTCTACACCACCTAAAAAGTTAGCAGCATGATATAGTGAACCATATAAATAAATTGCAGGATGACTTGTTAAAATAAAATTAGATGTATTTGAATCTGATAAAGGATCAAACTCTTTGTAAAAATTTAATGTACCTGAGTAACTTGAAGAAGGAACAGGTGCAAATCTAAAGTTATCTCCAAGTATAGTATAAACTTCAGGCATACCACTTGTTGATGAACCTTTTATTTGATCCATTTGTGATGGAGTCATAAATGTTAAAGAATGTTTAGTTCCACCTTCTGTAATAAAAAAATCTCTTATTTGTAAAAATCCTGTAGGTAAAGCCACTGTTTCAGCATCAATAGTTATTGATGTTTGTGCTATCATTTTTCTAATTCTTAATTTAGAATTAAAATCTTTTTCTGCAAGAACAATAAAATCTTCTATCTCTGTAGTAAGGTCTGATCTATTTAACCAATTTGCTATTGATGTTTTTAAAGTTGAATAACTATTTAATGCCATTATATTTTTCCTTCTGCTGTTCTAAAATATCTAAACTCACTACTATTAAGTTTTTCTTTTAATATTTTTTTTTGAACTTCTTTTGGTAGTCCAAACCAATTACTATCACCATTGTATTCATTTGCCCATACTGATAATGCAATAGTTGGTATAGAAGCTACTCTTTTAAGCTCTCTTGATTTAGAGTAACCATCATCTTGTGTATATAAAGTTTTATTGTGTTTAATATGTGGGTCTATATTTACTTGTTCTTTGATGACAATTTTTTTCTCCATATCATCTTTAGAATAAGTAGTTTGTTGCAAACCATCTCTAACAATATCTTTCATCTACCTTGTCCTCTGTATTTTTTTCTTCTTGGTATTCTTTTGCTTATGTTTTTTGTATGACGACCAGGTCTTTTTTTTCTAGTGCGTTTTACATAATTTGAAACACCGAAAAGAGGTCTTTTCTTAGCCACTAAGCACTCATTTCAGTAACATAAAGAACTGCACTATTTGTTGCATTTAACCCAGCAATCTTTTCACCTGGACTAACTTTGAATATTTCAGGTTGGTCGGCAGTTATTAAAATTTTTGCTGCGGTTGCAGTTGGATTTACTCCAAAATCAACAAAAAAATCTACTGCTGAAACTAATCTAACATATTCTGTTTGTGAACCAAAAGCACTAGATTGTACTGATGCAGTTGTTCCACCACCTGCCATAGTTATATTGTTTATTACTGTAGGTCTTAAAGCATAATTAAAGCTCATATTTTTTTCTCCTATTTGTTATGGGGGAACTTCCGCTAGGCATGAACCCCCAAGTATTATTACTATCTTCTTACAACTATTGTAAAGTGTAAAGTATGTGTATTTGTAGATGCACCATCAGTTGCTAAAGCAATAAAATCGCCTTCAACAACATTATTTGCAGCAGTTGGTTCTGCTGTATCTATATCACCAGCAGCAGACCCAGAGTGAGCTACAGTTATTGCACCACCAGTCATATTAGTAGTTCCAATTTTTGCAGTCACAGTAGCATTTGCAGTTGCGATTGTTCCGCCTAATACAGTAGATATTTTAATAACCTTACCAGCATCTGGCACAGGTATTCTTACTGTAGAAGCAGTAGATACATCATCAATTACTCCATATAAAAAATAATCGTTTAGTGTTCTCATTTTTTTTCTCCGTTTGTTGTTCCGCCTATAACCTTACTAAGACTTCAACATTGGTTAAGTGATGGGGATGTAGTTTTTAAAGGTTACACCCCCTATCACAATTAAGATTATGATGTTGTTAAATCGTAAACAGCACCACTAGCTTTTTCGTTTCTTGACTCAAGAGTGTACTCAGCTACCATGAATCTTTGGTCTGCATCAGCAGTCTGTGCAGGATTCTGTAAACTGAAATCTCTTAAGAAAGCCACTGCAAAGTAGTCCATCTCTAAGATTAGAGCATCTTGACCTTTTTTAGCAGCAGTTGAGTTAGCACCTCTAATGAATCTATTAGGAGCAACTTGGAGTGTTCCAAAGTCACTTTCATAGACATCAATAGATGTAACTAATCTTCTGTCTTCTGCTTGGTCAAATCTTGTTGAACCGCCTGTAAAGCCAGATAGTTTTTGTTTGTTGAAAGCTCCAACCATAATCATGTTTGGATTTCCACCTTCATCAAAGCAACTTCTTAGAACACCTTTTAATTGGTCTTCTGTGAAAGCTCTTTGAGTTCCATCTGTTCTTGCAGCACCGCCACCAGAACCAGAACCACCAGAACCAGCATCTACGTTAGATGAAATCCATGTTTGAACTCCTCCTAATTTTCTTGCAGTTGTGGCATTTCCAGCAGTACCAGCTACGTTAGATAAAAGAGCAGTTTCCATATCTCTTTTTAGTTCTTTCGCAGATTTTGCTACTTGGTAAGCTAACTCATTATTTCTTCCAGCAGATGTTACAGCATCATTTGTTGCAGATACTTGCACAGCTTTTGTAGAAATCTGAGTGTGGTTAGTTAGTTTAGTTGTTGCTGATAATGTTGGGTATGAGATTGTTGCACCTTCTACCGCAGCATTTGCAGCTACATCAGCCAATGAGTCTGTTTGCCATTGGTGAGATGTGTTAGTTGCTGATGTTTTAGCAACCCCTGACATAAATGGAGTTTCTGTCGGAGCTATTGAATAAATAATATCCGCTAGATCCTCTCTTATGCCGACTGTTTGGTATGTTTGAAATACAGCCATTTTCGTCTCCTTTTTAGGTTAGTTGTTATAAATAACCTTTCAGAAGATCAACAGCATCTTTTGTGTTGCCTGACTTCTTCAAGGTTCTAATTTGAGCCAACCTTGACTTACTATCTTTTTCATCTTTTGTACTTTTAACACCTGGCTTAACAACTTTAGATGGTTTGACAATTTTTTTTGCAAAATTAGTTTTCACTGGTCTTGCAGTATTTAAAAACTTCATTCCATCCATGACCACATCAAACATTCTGCTATCATAAATACCAGAAATCTCTTGATCTGAAAAACCTCTTTGTACAAGATAGTTTCTCATGTTTGTTTTAACTGTAGCTCCTTTTAAAGGATCAGCAATTTCAGGATGCTTAATTGCAACCTTTCTTTGCTCCTCAGTTAATATTTTCTGAAACTCTTGTTCTTGATGTCTTTTTAGTTTCTGTTGAGATTGCTGTAAGCTTTCTCTCCTTCTTCTAATTTTTCTTTCAAGCTTTGCAGCTTCAGTTGGGTCTTCATCATAGAGTTTATCCAACTCTTTTGAGTTTAGTTCGCTGTTGAGTTCAGCATTAAGAGTAGCCGTAAGATTATTTAGATCATCCATCTTAGTTGAATACTCATTTTTCAAACGATCACCTTCAGATTGCAACTGTCTTCTTTCAATCGCAATTTCTTCAGTTTTTCGTCTATAGTCGGCATCTTTTTGATAACCTGCTTTTAATTCCTCAAGGTCAACTTCAATCTTTTCACCATTTACAATAATTTGGTGTAGATCAGTTTCTTGTTCCTCTACAGCATTTGAATCTTCTGATGCTTCTTCTTGCACTGGAGCTTCCTGTTCAGGTTGAGCTTCAGGTTGTTGTTGAACCGCTTGATTATCTTCAGCTTTCGCTTCTGGTTCTTGTTGTTCAACTGGCGCTTCTTCTTTTTGAGGTTTAGAAATTACTCCTTTAGAGTCTAATAAACCTTCAATATGTTTAGCAGCACCTTGTACCGAACTTTTGTTCAGTAACGGATTTGTTTCTGACATATAGTCTCCTATGGTTAAGCTCCCTTAATGGGTTGGCTTATTCTAATCTTTTGACTAGAATTATTTTTCTTGTTGATTTTGGAAATCAGCTAATTGTTTTTCTGCTAATTTTCCTGTTTCAAGAATTTCTTTAAAATGCTGTTCTACTTTTCCTAGAACTTGGTAAGCTAACCATAATTTTTCTCTAGCTTCACCATCTTTTGCTCCAGTTTGTTCAAACAAAGCATTTGAATAAATTTTTTTAAGCTCCTGTATAGAATCTTGAAAAAGTTTATTCTGTAATATCTGTTTCGCCTGAGATGCTCTGCTCAATTCTTGGCTTCTCTTGGCTTTGTCCTTCTGATCCATCTATACCTTGTATCTGCTTCCCTAACATATTAGCAGATTTTTGTGCTTCTTCAAGTATCTTACTATTATTTGACACAATCATCTTATCTAATTCAGCATCAGCTTTTAATTTTGTTGTATCTAGCTGTGTATTGTACTTTAAAGTCATTTCTTTAATCTTAGCTTCAAAGTTTAAAAGCATTTCTTGTTGTTTTTGTTGTAGTTCTTTGTACTCTAATTC